GATACTTTAAATTAATAATATATGGTAATATTTTATCCTTATCGTATTGTAAATGGTTAGTGTAAATAGGTACACTAAATAATGGAACTATATTAGCGGTCATTTGTATACCATGCAACTAAAACATATCTATCATTTTTTTTTAACTCTGTAACCATGTGTTCTATACTAGAATTAAATAAAATTAATTTACCAGTCTTTGGCTGTACTTCATACTTATCTACCCAAGTTCTGCCCCCTACATAATTATCATTAAGATAGGTAATTGTTGTTTCATCGTAATAGATAATATCATTATGCCAATTATGTGAACCTTTTCCTGGCCAACAAATAAGTTCTATATTGTTAAGTTTTTGGGTAGGTTTAATTTTTTTATATAAAGCTATAATATTTAAGATAATCTTATCATCTGTTTGAATTTCTAAAAGCTGTATTATCTTACGATCTCCATATTGTTTTAATTTACCTTTGTATGATACAAAGAAATCTATCAAATATTTACATATGTTAGTATTGAGAAAATTATCTATTTCGGTCATGTTTAAAAATTATATATAAAATGTCAAAAAATCCAATAGCAAAAAATCTAAGGTCTAGAACTTATAAACCAAAAGTGATAGAATCCAAGAGATTATATAATCGGAAAAAGGAGAAACATGCCACTTACAAAAAAAAGTCGGAAAATAGTGAAAGCAGCGATGGGTAGAGCCATGTTCAAACAAACTACTTCTAAAGCTCCTGGAGATGCACAAATGAAAGTTAAAGAACCTTATGTAGGTAGTTATATAAAATCTGAATTAGATGGTAATTACATATCTAATAAAAGTTATGAAAATTACTATGGCGAATTTTTAAAAGGAATTAAATAATGTACAAAAAACAAATGTTCCTAGGTGGTCTTTTAAGAATTAAAGGTATGAGACAAATGATAAAGACAAAGCCATACCAAGCCACAAGAAAACAAGCTATGAAAAAAACAGCTGAGGTTTATAAAAAGGCACCTCAGATGGATCCTGATAGAGCTTCACTTAAAGATAAAAAATTTATGAGAGGTCTACAAAAAATGGATACACAAAGAATTAAAGCTGCTAAGCTCTTAGACATGTCTCAATTTCTTGTCAAAGAAGCTAGAAAATCTGGAAGAAAAGATATGACAAAAGTAGGAAGAAAATTAAGAAGAGGTGCTTTTGATTATAATAAAAGTATAAAAAGAAAAGCTACCGAAATGATGAATAGAAAACTTAAAAAGAAAAAATTAAATTAATATGGCAACATCAGGATCTACAGGATTTAATTTAAACATTGATGATATAATCCAAGAGGGTTATCAAAGATGTTCTATAACAACAACTTCAGGTTATGATTTAAAATCTGCAAGAAGAAGTTTAAATCTTCTTTTTTCTGAATGGGGTAACAGAGGTATTCATTTATGGAAAGTTGATTTAAATGAATCAGCTTTGGTATCAGGGCAAGCAGAATATTCTGTAGCTTCTGACGTAAGTGATGTTTTAGAAGCTTTTATTTCATCAACAGCTGCAGCGTCTGATAACGCAAACACTCAAGATATATCTTTAACAAAAATAGATAGATCTGCTTATGCAGCTTTACCAAACAAACTAGCAACAGGACAACCATCACAATATTATGTTGAAAGACAGACAACACCAAAAATTTATTTATATCAAGCTCCTAACTTAAACACATATACAACTTTAAAATTTTATGTATTGAAAAGAATAGAAGATGCAGGTGGGTATCATAATGATGCAGATGTTGTTTATAGATTTTTACCATGTATGTGTGCAGGGTTAGCGTATTATCTTTCTATGAAAGTAGCACCACAATTAGTGCAACAAAATAAATTAATTTATGAAGATGAATTGAAAAGAGCGTTAGATGAAGATGGTCAAAGAACTTCTGTTTATCTATCACCACAATCATTTTATCCAAGTGGAGTATAAATATGGCAAAATATGCAACAGGTAAAAATTCATTAGCTATATCTGATAGATCAGGTCAAGCTTTTCCATATACAGAAATGGTAAAAGAATGGAATGGCTCTCTTGTACATATATCAGAGTTTGAACCTAAACATCCACAAATTAGAAGAAGACAAGCTGTTACAGATGCAATTGCATTACAAAATGCAAGACCACAAAGATTTCAACAACCAACTGTTGAGTTTCAAAACGATGTTACTTCATCTAATTCTGGTGGCGCATCTGTTGGTGTTGCAAATTTAACTTTACCTGGAGACTTTGCTTTTAAAACACAAGATTTTCAAGTAACAACTAATGGGATTACTACTACAATACATAGTATGATTCCTGAAGATCCATCATTACAAAACAGAAGAAGAGAATTATTATCCTTAGTTGGAAGTGTAGGAGTGAGTATAACATAATGGCAATAACACACGCAAATTTTTTAACACAAATAAGAAACTATACAGAAGTTGGAAGCACAGTATTATCTGATTCACAAATACAAGAATTTATAAGAAATGTAGAGTTAGATATTGCTGGTAGAGTAGATTACGATGATCTTAGAAAATATGCTACATCAAATTTTACAGCCGGTAATAGAGCTGTTTCTTTACCATCTGATTTACTAATATTAAGATCTTTAGAACATATAGATTCTAGTGGTAACAGGACTTTTTTAGAAAAAAGAGATTCAAGTTTTATTTCTGAGTTTAATGGCACTGGTAGACAAGGCACTCCAAAATATTTCGCTAACTACGATGATTTTAACGTTATTGTAGCTCCGACTCCTGCAACTGCTGATACGGTGCAAATAAACTATATAAAAGATGCCCCAAATTTTACGTCTACTAACAATACCTTTATATCTACTTACCAAGAATCTATGTTATTGCATGGTGTCTTATCTGAATGTTTTAGATTTTTAAAAGGGCCCATGGATATGTACAAATTATATAATGACAAGTATAATGAAGAGATACAAAATTTTGCCCTACAACAAATGGGTAGAAGAAGACGTGCGGAATATGATGATGGTGTTCCAAGAGTAAAAATACCAAGTCCTAGTCCAAACACAACTATTTAAAGGAGGCCATTATGGCAATAACAACAAACGCAATTTGTGATTCTTTTAAAAAAGAATTACTACAAGGAAAGCATGATTTTGATGGATCTTCAGATACTTACAAACTGGCGATGTAT